GCAAAGTGAGAACAGCTAGATCCAGGCTTGCTCAACGCCTTGGTGGCCGCCCAGGTGTCCTTTGCCTTGTAGGTGGCGTCCTTGTAGTGCCACTTGTGTTTGACCATGTAAGCGCCCATTTCCGCTGCCCTGGCCAGGATTGCGCCCCGGATGAGCGCCGCCTGGGTCTTGGGGCCCACGATGCCGTCCACGGTCAGACCGGCTTTGTACTGGTAGTTCCGCACGGCCTGGTCGGTCTGGATGCCCCAGACGCCGTCCTCGGCGAGCTGGTTGCCCAGGATATTCAGGCGGTGCTGGAGCAGCTTGACGTCGTCGCCCTTGTCCCCTTTGCGGAGCAGGTCGGTGTTGCCGGTCTGAGTGGCAATGGGCATCAAGAACAGCGCCCGTTCTTCCTTCCGCCGCCGTACCAGGCCAGCCAGTACCTTGCCGTTGCACTTCGTCCACATGGTCAGCGCGTCCGCTGCACCGGCGTAGTCGCCAGCGTTCAGGCGGCGCAGGGCAGTAGACTGCTTGAGCGCACCGACACCCACGTTGTACGCAAAGCTCACCAGGGCGTCAAACTGGTTCTGGTTCAGCGGCACCTTGACGGCCTGGGTCACTGCGTCCTCGTAGGTCTTGATGCTGTGGTCGCGCAGCCAGGCGTGCGCCTTCGCTTTGGTGGTGGTCATGCCCCGGCGCACCCGCTTGCCGTAATACCTGCCGGTCTGGCCGTAGCCGATGGTCCATACGCCGTCGAGCTTGTTGGACGCCTTGAGTAGACAGCCCTCAAAGCTCTCAATCATGGACAAACCCTTTTCACTGATTTTCATGCCATTCGCCCCTCTCTAACCTGGTCGAAATCGACCGGGTTTCTTATTCCTCATCCGCTTCTGGGATGCCCTTGATGATGCTGGTCAGCACGCTCAAAATCCCCGCCAGGGCAGTCGTGTTGAGCACCAGCAGCCAGTCTACGCCAGTCAGCACGGTGGTCGTGCCGATGGTCGCCAGGGCGGTCTGGGCTACAGTGCGCAGGGCACGCCAGCCCGCTGCCTTCCACCAATTCTTGTTCTTCATCTTGTTACTCCTCTCTTGTCGGGATTCTTCTCAGTTCTTCCACCATTTTGGTGATGGTTCCGTTGCCGCCCAGCGCGTGGTAGGCGGCATAGCTGTCCAACACGTTCTGCATGGCGTAGACAGGGATATAGCCCTTGTCCATGTAACGGGCGTGCTCGTGGATGAGCTCCAGCCGCAGCACGCACCGCATCCCGTCGGTCAGTGCCTGCTCCCGCTGCCGCAACTCCCGGCGCAGCTTCTGCTGCCCGCGCCATACAGCCAGCAGGGCGGCGGTCAGGAGCGAGGTGCAGACGCCGACGACAATCTGTGTAATGTACGTCAAATCTTCATCACCACCAATCAGCTAAATGTAATGGTCAAGTCCGCCGCCACCGCGCACGCATCATTGTTGACAGCGTTGGTCAGGTCAGACATGACGCAGGTGATGCAGACTGCATCGCCGATGCCGCGCTCAATCTCATAGGAGCTGGGCTTGACCTTGGTGGACGAGGACGACCCGTGGGTGTACTTACTACCCTGCCGGATAATAAGGGACGCCGCAACAGTGATGGTCGGACTGCCGACGATGGGCTTCGCCAGGGGCACCGTAAATACGACCTCCTTCTTAGCGGTCGTGACGTAGCCGCCACCCTTCCACTTGCCGGTCAGCTTGTCCCCAGCTTGGTAATACGGGCGGAAACTGCCTTTGGAGACCGAAATCTTGAAATTGTCTGCCTCCACTATCAGCTCGTGGCCCTCGCAGGCCACGCGGGCGTTATAGTCTGTGTCGTCCGCATTGTCGCTGGAATGGAAGTCCAGGTACTTTCCCACATCCATTACGCCATCGGTGCCGATCTTCGGGATACTGCCCCAGCGGTTATCAAAGGTGAAACCATTCAGCTTGTCTACCGTCGCCTCCTTGGCTTCCACGGTATCGGCGCTGAGTCCTTTGACCACCGCCTTCTGCACGTTGAGGCTCTCATAGCTCCCCATTGTACCGGCGGAGGGGCTACCGGCGGAGGTATTGCTCTCGCCTTTTGCCGCAATGCTCGTAGGGGCGTTGATGGTGAACGTAACATTAGTGATGATCGTGCTATGGGATGCGCCCCCAGCGTCCACGTAAGTGATCTTGTCCATCGGCCAGAGATAAGGGCAGGGCTTTACCGTCGCCTCGAAAGGCCGGTAAGTGGTCCCGCCTACAAGGTCGTAGATATCGGAGAGCACCGTAGGCACGCTATTCTCGCCAAAGAGCTTATTCCCCGTAATGTCCACGACGATGCCGGTAGCGTTGCCCACGATATACTGCGCCTCAGTATCGACCTCAGATGTGGTGGGACTGGTATCGCCCGAATCTTCACCCTCCGTATATGTGTGGCTCCCGTAGGCCGTACAAGAGACGCCTGTCAGGGTTACATCATCCTCGGCCATGTCGGAGGAGTACCTGTCGGAGGAGGTAATAGACAGTCCAGTGTCCTGGAGCCAGCCGATGCACAAACGACCGTGGTAGTCAATGTAGGCATTAGCGCCTAGCAGCTGTGCAACCCAGACCGCGCAGTTACGATACGTCATTTCGTCGGATTTAAGCCCGCTGTACCACGTTATGAGTTCTCGGTACACCTCCCAGAGTTGCTGTTGAAGAATGGGGAGACCTGCCAAATTCACATGATAAGAGTTCGCCAACGCCGTTCTGCTCGTATCAATCGACAGGCTGGTTGGAATTTTGGTCTCACTCGTACCGTCCCCCACCTTCACGGAGGGGCAAAGAGTCTCCTTAGTCTGCGTCGCGCTTTGAAGGCCATAATACGTCGCCGCATACGCGAAGTTACAAGCGTCAGGAACACTCATTGGGGCGTCCAGCAGTGTCATAAAATCCAACGCCTTAACCGTGATAGTAGATAACTTCCGAGGGGCAGAGTCCACAACGAACCAACCCAAAGGAATCCAGGTAATCGAGGCCGCTTCATCCGACCAGTCTTTGATACCAACTTGCGCCCTCAGCCACTTACCCTTAAAGGCTACGTTATTAAAATAGCCATCTTTGTTGTTCAGCTTCAAGGTCAGCTCTGCTGCAACAGCCGTACCAATCTCCAGTTTCTCTCCGGTCACGCAGTACCGGTCAACAACAAGGCCATTCTGCAAGATACGGTCGGGGCCGATAGTAACTACAGGCTGTACCGCGGAAGCACCGGGTTGAGAAAAAAGTGTTGCCGCCGGGGTGAACACTTCCACCTTGGCCTGCTGATACTGGTTCGCCTTGAACAGATTGATAACGTCTTGACTTACTGGATACACTCAACGACCACTCCTCTCGATAAGATTAAATGTCACGTTCGACCACAGCCCCAGGGTTGCGTTATACAGCGGGGCCGACCGGTCACCCACATAGAAGGTGCTCGTCCGCCAGCCCCCGGCCTTGGGGTCGAGGTACTTCACACTGATATACTCCGGGTTGAAGGCAGTCAGGATCGCCGACGCCTCCGCCGTGGTGAGGTTCTTCCATTCCAGCTCCAGACCGATGATCTGGCCGATACGCATTTTGTCCATCTTGGTGTCCTCGGTACGGCCAGCATCAGCGGCGGAGATGTCTTCCAGCTTCCACTGGAAAGAAGAGGGGCATTTGACTGCCACCCCATCTACCGTTGCAATAGGATTCATGCTCAAATACCCCTCCTTTAGGTTACGAGCACGGCGGGCTTGCCGTCTCGCTTGGTTTTTCTATTCAGACTACGAGCCAGAGAGTTCGTAGTAATCTCAGCGCTGAACTCCTTCTCCAGCAGGCGACGCAGGAGCGCATTCTGCTCACGGAGCAGGTCATTCTGTCTGGCGTTCGCCGCTGCGACACCGGAACTGATACCGTCCACGATCTGGGCATTGTTGGCGACTGCGTTGCTGTTGCCCATCCGGCCGACCATTTCCGGGCCGCTCTCACGGGCAATGAACAGCTCGCCGATGTCCGGCAGACCGCCTGCTGCATACCAACTCACGCTGAACTTGGGCACAGAGGGCTTCTCCATGTCCCACTTCCCCGTGACCTTGATGTGCGGCATTTTGAGGTAAGGCAGGTGCCAGGAGTAGTTGAACGTGTCCTTCATCTTCTTGACCGCAGCGGACACGGCGTTCTTTGCCTTGTTCATGGTGCTGGTGACCTTGCTGCTGATCTTATTCATGGAGGAATTCATGCTGTTGGCCGCGGAGGTCATGTACTTCTTAGTATCGGTGCTGATAGTCCGGAGCTTTGCAGAGGCTGTCTTACCTGCATTGCCCCAGGACTTGTTCACCGCACTGGTGATTTTGGTGCCGGTGTTCGCCACACTGGTGCCGATAGACTTCCAGGAGCTGCTCGTGGTCTTGCTGGTGCTCTTCGAGGCGGAGTTGGTGCTCTTGGTGATCTTGCTCCATGCACCAGACACGGAGGAGGTCACCTTGCCCCAAATACTGCCCGTGGCGGACTTGATCTTGCCCCAGCCGCTGGACACAGCCTTGGAGACTGTGTCAGGCTTGACGGCAGACTTGATCTTGCTCCAGGCTCCGCTGACCGTGCTCTTTGCGGCACTCCATGCGGAGGAGGTGAAGGACTTCACCTTGCTCCAACCGTTGGAGATTGCAGAAGAAATGCTGTCCGGCTTGACATGAGCTTTAAGCCCCTCCCAGGCGCCCTTGACAGTGCCTGAGATAGCGCCCCAAGCCGTGGACGCACCAGACTTAATAAGGTTCCAGCCCCCGGAGATGACGGAGCCCAGACCGCTGAC